AAAAGAGATATATTTCTTGTAGGCACAGATCAAATTGGATTTGATTCTCAAAAGAAAATACAAGATGCTGAGCGTTTTCAAGTATTTTCGATATTAGTTAAATCAGGCATTTCAGTTAGTGACTATGAATTATTGTACAAACGATTTGTTCATCCAGCTGGATTTCACTTTGCTGGCGATGTTATAGCTTCTGGTGAAGTGTCGTTAACTCCTTCTATAACAACACACAATCCTCTAGATTCTGCTGAACCTGATCCAATCTTTGCAGGTACAGCGTCTTTTGCAACTGGAACTCTATTTGCAGAAACTACTGGATTACAAGATTCGAGTGATGGAGTAACATTTAGAACTAGATTTAATTCTGAAGCAGAAATTGCTCTCTATGGAAATGATTCGGATCTTACTGCAAACTTATTCGTTAAATACTACGATGATATTAAAACACTTCTTAATCCGAACTCGTTTAGATTTGACGATAGTGCTAATAGTGGAAGACCAGATTTCGCAATGACTGTAGAAACCTTGGATAATGATGTATTTACTCGAATTTCATCAGATTCTTCGATATAAATAAGGTAAATAGGATTTAATAAAATGGCAAGACAAAATCTAGGTACAGGCTCATCAGCTAATGATGGAAACGGAGATACTCTTCGTACTGCTGGTACAAAAATTAATCAAAACTTTGTAGAACTTTACCGTCACTTAGGAGGTGGAGATAGTAATAACTTGTCTTCACAAATATCTCTTGAGGATAGCGCAGTAGTGTTTGAAGGTGCTACACCAGACGGCAATGAAATGAGATTAACAACTGTAGAACCGAGTGCAGATAGACAGATTCAATTACCTAATGCAAGTGGTATTGTTACACTCAACGCAGCTACACAAACACTAAGCAGTAAAACTCTTGATGGACCAGTAATTAATTCTGCAAAACTAGGATTACTTCTTGACTCATCTGCTAATGAACTAATTACATTCACGAAAGCTAGTTCTGCAATTAATAACATTTCTGTAGGAAACGCGGCTTCAGGCAATAATCCAACTATCGATGCAATTGGTGGTGGAACTAATTTAAATCTGGAACTTGCTGGAAAAGGCACAGGTTCAGTAGACATTCAATCTAAGCTTTCGCTTAAAGCTGTTACTATAACAGCAAACGGTGCAGCTTCAACAGCTGCTTCTTTTATTATATGTAATAAAGGATCAGCTTTGGCTATCTCTCTAGCAGACGGTACAGTTGTGGGAGAACAAAAAGTATTCACAAACAAAGGCGCCGGAGCAGCAACCATAACACCAGCTAATTTTGCAGCTGGAACTAGTTTTGCGATTGCTCAAAATGAAGGAGCAACATGTATCTGGGATGGAGCCAATTGGTTCCTCGTAGGTAATCAATCAGTAACGACGGTGGCGTAATATGACAGCAATTGTAACAGACCCTTTAAAAAGAAAACTAGCAACAGACTTACTTACTGAAATTGGAAGTACTAGTGATAGTAATGAATTCTATGTAGGAATTGGTAAAACAGACACATATGATTCGGCTGATACTACAATCATACCAATTCGTCATACTTTTGAAGAAAGAGTAGCTAGAGGAAATTTAGAATCAGTTAAAAAAGTTACTGCATCTTCAATGGTTATTCCTAGAAATAACTGGTCTTCAGGTACGATATATAGCGCATTCAGTGATAAACAAGAAGGGTACCCTTCTAATGCTTACTATGTTCTTACAGAAAACAATGAAGTGTATGTATGTTTGCAACAAAGTAAAGATAACACAGGATCAGCAAATCCATCAACCGTTGTCCCAAATTATTCTGCAGCTAGTGTAAATCAAGTCCAAGCGTTTGAAACATCAGATGGTTATCGTTGGAAACTTTTATATTCTATTGGCGCAGGTGATGCTACTAACTTTTTAACATCTGCATTTATGCCAATTAGTGTAGTTAGCAAAGATTCAGCTTCATCTAATACTACTGAACTACAGCAATTAAATATTCAAAATACATCTACACCCGGTCAAATTGTTGGTGTTGAAGTTGTAGACGGAGGAAATGGTTATACTTCTGCTCCTTCATTAACGTTTCGAGGAAATGGCGCTAGTGCTGCAGCAACTGCAACGATATCAGGCGGTGCTATTGTTAAAGTAGAAATGAATAACGAATCAGCTGGATTAGGTTCAGGATACGATTATGCTTCAGTAAACTTTACAGGTAACGCGACATTGAGACCAATTATTGGTCCACGTGATGGTATTGGCACTAATGCTCTAGCCGATTTGAAATCTTCAAGTGTTATGATAAACGCTAAGCCTAACGGATCAGAATCTGGAACATTTAATATTACAAATGATTTTAGACAAATATCACTATTTAAAAATTTAGATTATACTGACTCAGCCGCAGACGGCGGAAGATTTAGTGGTGTTACTTCTAAAGCTAATCGAAATATGACATTGACTGGAACTATAGCTGCAACAGGATTTGCGATAGACGAAATAATCACTGGTGGAACTTCAGGTGTTACAGCTATTATTGATGAGGTTGATTCAGCCGCTGCTAAAGCGGTAAGATTTCACCAAAATGAAAAAACAAGAAATGGTAACTTTACAGACGGTGAAGCACTAAGTGGAAGTTTAGGCGCATCTGGTACCATTGATAGCGGAAATCTCTTTGGAGTTATCGATATTTATTCCGGAGATTTATTATACATAGAAAATAGAGCACGAATTGTTCGATCTTCAGTACAAACTGAAGACATTAAAGTAATATTGACGGTGTAAAAAAAAATGGCAACAGCATTTACCACTACAACATTTGAAACCACGTATAAAGACGATTTTAAAGATTCTGATAATTTTCATCGAATTCTTTTTAATAGTGGACGATCTTTGCAAGCTAGAGAGCTTACACAGATGCAAACCATTATTCAAGAAGAAATCAGTCGATTTGGTACGAATATTTTCAGAGAAGGCGGCAAGGTTAGCGGCGGGAACCTTACTCTTAATAACAGAGAATTTATTAAATTAACATCAGGCGCTTTACCTGCAGATGCTAGTACAGTTGTAAATGAATTATTTACTGATGGCACTGGGATTATAATAAAAATTCTAAAAGTAGTTGAAGAAGTTGGATCAGATCCAGATACTATCTACGTTGAATACACTGATAGATTACAAGGTACTGCTGGACCAACTGTTGTTCGTTGTGCTAATGGTGGTACACTAACTCATAACGGTGGTACACTTGATAATTTAACAATTGCTTCATCTGATGCAACAGGTTTAGGTTTAGAAGCTTCTGTAAGTTCAGGATCCTTTTATATACAAGGTAGATTTGTATTTGTTAAACAACAGTCTGTTATAGTAAGCAAATACACCACTGGAGTTACTAGAGAGCTTGGTTTTAAACTTGAGCAAGATATTATATCAACAGCAGACGATACAGCATTATTCGATAATCAGGGAGCTGTTCCAAATGAAGCTTCTCCTGGAGCTGATCGTTGGCGTATCAGATTAACTCTTACAACTAAAGATCAATTAGCTGCTAGCGACAATTTCGTATTCTTATCACAAGTGAATAACGGTAAAACTGGAATTGAAGTAACTAGAGACAATTCTTATAATATTATTCTAGACACTATAGCTAGACGTACAAAAGAAGAATCTGGCAATTATGTTGTACAACCATTCCAGGCAAAATTTGATGCACTTAATGATTCTAATCTTTCATTAGATGTATCTGGTGGAATTGCTTACGTTGAAGGATATAGAATTCAATCAAAATCAACTGGCATAACAGTTCCAAAAGCTAGAACTACACAAGCAAATGTAGGTGATACTGTCATACCAGTTTATGGAAACTATGTTTTATTTGATTCAAACTACAGTTTACCAGAACTACATTCACGTGCACTTCTTACAAATGATTCTTCTGGTCTTGGAGATAAAATTGGTACAGCTAGAATTAGACATTACGAAGAAGATGGCGCAGATTTTAGAGCATATCTGTATGATATCAAAATGGATGCTGGTCAAAACTTTGCTTCAACACAATCGATTGGTGCAGGTACAACCGATTTTAT